TAAGAAATCCAATTCTCAAAAAAATCAATTACATAATAATTACTATCAACATAAAAAGTAAAATCAGATCTATCATCATATAATCTACGATAAGCGTGTCTTTCTGTTACTCCAGTATAATCATTATTAATTTCATTGGTTGCAAGAGAAGACCCTGGAAGAGAAGCCTCGCTGCAAGAAAGTTGTATTAACTCCTGTGTAGGTCCTACATATTGGCCACCATCAAATCCAGCCGTTTCTCTTTGTGCTAAAAAATTATTTACTGATTCGGGTGGTTTAAATTCGCAAATGAAATTGGACGTTAAAGCAGGTTGCAATAACTTGCTTTTAATTGCACTCATACTATATGGCTTTACTACTGGACCGGCCATCTATAAATATTTTACAGTATATATTATGTAGTCACCATATGGCGGAAAGTTACATAAATAGTAATAAATAGACAATTCATCTTGGAATGAAAAAAATTTTAAAATTTAATACAAAAAAATTAAATGAAACTTTTAATTTAGATATAGATCCTATAGAAATTTATGAAGAATTTGAAGTTATTTCTGGTGGATTTGATGGCGATCTCAATCCGTTCTACGGAAAAAAACATACAGAAGAAACAAAAGAAATAATAAAACAGAAAATTTTAGAGTTATGTAAAAATAATGACTTTAAAATGACTCGTGTAAATTGTAAAGAAAAAAATGGTATGTATGATAGTAAAAGATTTGGAAAACTAAATCCAATGTATGGGAAAAAACATACAGAAGATGCTAAAAAAAAGCAAAGCGAAAAAAGAAAAGAATGGTTTAAAAATAATGAAAGTTATTTGAAAGGAAAACCTTGTTTGGAAAGTACAAAGAAAAAATTATCAGAAAAAAATAGTAAAGAATATAAACTAATTTCACCAGAAGGAAAAATTATAGAAATAAAAAATCTTAGCAAATTTGCAAGAGAAAATAATTTAAATATTGGATGTCTGCAACAAGTTGTTGCAGGAAGAAACAAATCACATAGGGGTTGGAAGAATGCCTCGTGATTCAAAGTATCATCAAGGATTTTTCCATCCCAAAAATCCAAAAAAATACAAAGGAAATTCACAAAATATAGTCTATCGTAGCAGTTGGGAACTAAAATTTATGAAGTGGTGCGACTCAAATGAAAATATTTTAGAATATGGAAGCGAAGAGTTTTGCATTCCCTACAGATCCCCAGTTGACGGAAAAGTTCATAGATATTTCCCAGACTTTATTATTAAAGTAAAAGAACAAACTGGAGAAATTAAGACTTATGTGATTGAAGTAAAACCAAAAAAACAAACTGTTCAACCCAAAGTTCCAAAGAGAAAAACAAAGTCTTGGTTATATGAAATGAAAACTTATGCAGTTAATCAAGCAAAATGGAAAGCAGCAGAAGAATGGTGTAAAGATAGACTGGTTGAATTCAAAATTATTACAGAGGACAATCTGTTCGGTTAATGTCAAAAGGATTTGGAAAGGATATTAGAAAAAGTTCATCTAGAGTAAATGAACTCAAAAGAAAAGTGAAAGGTCTTACCGATCCAGATTCTATTATGATGGAAATACTTAGTATTTTTAGAGAAACTGAATTTATACCTGAAGTTGGTAAATATTATACCTTTGTGTACATAGCAAAAACTCCAAATATCAAATTTGATATTCATCCACTAATTGCGTGTATCGATATCCAAAAGTGGGGATTTAGAGGATTAAATTTTCATTGGGGAACCGTAAGAAATTACACTTGGCAAGAAGTTGCTGGTCCATTGCATATAATAAAAAATAATGAAATTGAGTATCTTCGATCACTACCTTATGCAAGATTCCTGACAAAACCATAACTAAATAGATAAAAAACAGTATAAATGTCTCATACTCTACAAAAAATTGAGATGATTAATCCTCTTATATTTGGGGAGAGTTTCTGATGGCGCAAGCAACCAGCGGAGAAAAGCAAATAACAATCGATGGGGAAAAATATAGAGTTAGAACACAAGTAGTATATCAAGATGGATTGGGTGTTCCAGGAACCTTGAGTACTACCGCACCTATTAGATACGTAGTTGAATATAAACCAGAGCCATTTTCAACAAGCACCTGGGTCAATTTGGGAGAAAGAGATACTACAAACCAAAATAATTGGATTTTTACACCAGCAGCTGGAGCAGGATTTCAAAAAGCACTTATTGCAAATGGACCTAATAGTTTAACGACTTCTTTAGATGAAGCAACTTCAAATGCATTAAGTACATCTGCAGGAGTAACTAAACAACAAGCAACTCAAATTTTACAAGTTGCACCAAATGTAGCCCCTACTGCACCTGCACCAGTTCAACCAACTCCAGGAGGAACGGGTGGAGGATCTCAAAATGGACCAGATCCAGACTCGACAACAATAACTCAAGATGTAATAACGAATTTAACTCAAATAAACCCAGAAGATCAAAATCCAAAATTTGGCGATTTAGTATATCCAACTAAAATAAGAAATAATGGGCAAGATTTTATTAAATTTACTGTTGCAAAATATATTCCAAGAAAACTTGATATAACTTCTGGACCGATAGGAGTTTTACAAGAAAGAGGAAAGTTAACTGATATATTAGGAAATATTATTCTACCTATTCAACCATCTATTTCTGACAGTAATAATGTTGACTGGAATGGACTTGGTATTAATCCACTTGAAATGGAGTTAGTTAATGGTAGTTTAAATCTAATGTCAGGTAATGGAAAACAATACGTAGATAATTTAATAGATAGATTAGGAAATTCAATAGATGATAACACTAAAAATGCTATAAAACTTTATTTCGCACAAAAAGCAGCAGGTGTTACTGGATTGCTTTCTAGAGTATCTGGAGCTATTGTTAATCCAAATTTAGAGTTACTATTCCAAGGACCAACTCTAAGACCTTTCAATTTCACTTTTAGATTATCTCCAAGAGATAATCCCGAAGCAACTCAAGTAAGAAAAATCATTAGAGTATTCAAACAATATTCTGCAGTAGGAACAGCAAGTGGTGGTTTATTTTTAACAACTCCAAATGTTTTTAATATACAATATGTTACAAGAAGAGATGGAAAAGAAGAAGACCATAAATCATTAAATAAAATTAAAACCTGTGCTTTAAAATCAGTGAGTGTTGACTACACGCCAGATGGTTCCTATATGACATTTAATGATGAAGCAAGAACAATGACCTCATATAGTTTGTCTCTGCAGTTCCAAGAGTTAGAACCAGTAACTTCTAAAGATTATGATATGCCTTACGATCAAATAGGTTACTAAAATGCCCTCATACTTCAGACAAGTCCCAGATTTTGAATACGTCAGCAGAGATGCTGGACAGAGACAAATCTCCGAATATGCAACTGTAAAAAATCTATTTCGTCGTGGAAAACTGCGTGAAGATATTTTTGGTAATCTCTCTTACTTTACTAAGTATAAAATCATAGGTGACGAAAGACCAGATAATGTTGCGTTTAAACTATACAATGACGAAACACTTGACTGGGTAATTCTTCTTTCCAATAATATACTTAATATTCAAACTGAGTGGCCTTTATCACAGACAGTATTTGATAAAGTTATGTTGGAAAGATATGGTTCATACGATGAACTTTATAATGGTATTCATCATTATGAAACTAAAGAGATAAGAGATAGTATTGGAAATTTAATTCTTCCATCAGGTATTCAAATGCCCAATCAATGGAAGAGTGGTAATGGATTTGTTGAAGGATATAAAGGTATAGGTATAATATCAAGGTTGGTTTATGATGGAGATATTGAAGTAATTATTGACCAAGATGTACCAGATCTCAAACAAAATCTAGAGATAACAATCCAAAATGCAGTTGATGACTCAATAAATGGTTCCTTTGTTATAAAGTCATTGGAAAGAAGAGACAGAGATGATGATGGTGTAAATGATCAAGTTAGATTTAGAATTGATATAACTGGAGACATTCCAACATCAGGTAATGGAATTGAACTTGAAATTAGAGGAAATGAGACTATTGAATTTACTTCACCAACACCTTTACAACAATCAAATAACTATTTTTATGAGTATTACGATAGTAATTTGGAATCAGTAACTCTATTACCTTCAGCAAGTATTTTAAATCCAATTACAAACTACGAGTATGAAAGTCAAATAGAAGATGATAAGAGAAATATTTTTATCCTCAAACCACAATATCTAAATGTTATGTTTAATGATCTAGAAGAAATTATGACATATAAAAAAGGTTCTACCCAGTATGTGAGCAGAACCTTAAAGAAAGGAGATAATATTAGATTATATTAATAATCAGTCTTCAGCAAGACGTTGAAAG